TAGAGAACTGGACCATGCCCATATTGAGTTACTGTAAGTGTCAAACCAATAGTCTCCAATTTTTATTGTATAAAACAAGCTTGGATCTATGGTCCCTTGATAAAAAGTAGTGCCACCTTTACCAATTGTAAAGAATGGTACGCTCGTGCCTTTAGCATTAATCGTAATTGACATTTAGTTAGTCCCTGTTCAGGTGTCACCTGTCTAGTATTGGTAATACTAGTCGTTTAATTTTTTATATTTATCATTATCACGACAATATAGATCTCTAAACGATATACACATGATAAATAATAAAAATAAGGTATATGTATGGCAAGAATAAGTTTATGGTCGCCCACTAAAGGTGCAGATTTTCAATTTACTGATAAAACAATTGGTGAAAATTTTCGTATTGCAGGCGACGGGATACTGGTTCACATGTATGAGGGGCCGGCTATAGATTCTGAAGGTAGTACAGATACAACAATTACTTCTATTCAAGACGTGTTATTTTTAGAAAATACATCTAGAAAATATAATCCAGACGTAATTGAACTTCGCGGACATCATCAGCCACAAGATATAAATTACGATTTATCTCAATTTGGTATTATGTTAAGTTCGGACACAATACGTATTCAGTTTCATTATAATGACATGGTTGATGCATTAGGCAGAAAACTTATTGCAGGAGATGTATTAGAATTTCCAAGCATGCGTGATGTTCCCATTTTTGATAACGCTGTAGGCATAAATAGATATTATGTTGTTCAAGATGCACTATATGCTGCTGCCGGATATGGCCAAAAATGGTTTCCACATATTTGGCTTGTAAGAGCTAAACTTATGACTGCATCTCCTGAGTTTAAGGATATTACTGATCAGGCAACTACTGGGCAAACTGCTGGCGGTGTAGGTCAAGGTATTGGTATTATGCCCGAAGGGTTTACTGAAACTGCTGATGCAGATGGAAACCCGGGTTTAGGTTCTAACCCAAACATAAAGGCATCATTGGACTTATTTTGTAAAATTATTTCTATTACTGATAAAAATGTAGAAGAAGCGGAAAAATATGCATTCTTTGATCCTAAATTTTTTGAAAGTGCAAACTTATACATCTATATAGATTCAGAAACAAATTATCCCGTTATTGGTAGTAACTACTTTAGCGGCGACGGTGAACCACCAAATGGCGGCCCCTTGTTAGGTGCTGGGGTCACATTCCCTGCTGATATGAAGGATGGGGAATACTATTTAAGAATTGACTATTATCCCGAAAGACTGTTCCAAAAACAAGGAAAATGTTACAAGCTCATCGAAATCGATATCCTAAAGTCATGGACAAGCTATAACAAAATCCTGGATACATTCATTGATAACATCAATGATACTGTTTTATCAGACGGAACTATTATTCCAGAAAAACAAGCTGTATCACAGGTAGTGAAGCAAAAAGTCGATTTATATGCTCAGCGAAAGGTTGATACCACTGCTAAAGAGAGTGTAAGATCGAAAATTGCAGACAACCGCGCTAAGAAAAAACCTAACTAAGGATTGGTATGAGATTAGATGAATTACAAAAACCAATTGATATGTTAGAGATTGCACTATATGAGGCACAGGTATTTTTAAATAATAATCCTCATATAATAGTAGAATCTGCATATGATAATAAAGAATATAGATCTAAAATAGATACCGAAAAATCATATACAGTTGATATACGTAATCTAGTTGTAGGGCAAAAATATTCTCCAATACAAATACTTGGATTGCCGGCTGGTAAATACATAAATGCTCAAGTAGTCGACGGTGATGCAGAGTTTATAAAAGAATATAATAATAAATTATGGTTTTGTTTATTAAATATGAGGGATATAGTATTTCCAGCTCACGACACTAACATAGGTGATCAGTGCACTGATATTCTCATTTTTAATAATACGCACGAACGTGATCAATTTTTATCTGCGCTGAAACTTACATTTACTAATTGGCAGTTTAAAATTACCAACAGATAAGAGGTAAAATGATTGTATACAAACGCACCTGTATTGCTAACGGAAAATGTTATATAGGATTAACAGTTAAACCTATAATGGTAAGATGGTACGAGCATTGCTCTGATGCAAATAGATTTCCTAAAAGAAAATTCTTTGCTGCACTAAATAAATACGGTACAAAAGATTGGACACATGAGGTGTTATTTGAGGCTAATGATGCGCAAACCATAATAGACAAAGAAGCAGAATATATAGATTTATTTGATTCTGTTAAAAACGGATATAATACATCTAAAGAAAGATTTAGAAAAGGTATATTTCATTTACCAGAATCTATAGAGAAGATGAAGATTGCGCAAAAAGAAAAGCACGCACGTAAGAGGGCCGAAGGCACAGATGGTGGGTGGATAAGAAAAGACGGCGGGGCTATGCTAGGTAAACAACATCCCGGAAAAGGCAAGAGTAATGCTAATAAAGGCAGAAAGGCTGGTCAGACATGGGAAGAAATTTTCGGAGTAGAGGGTGCGACCAAGCGTCGAGAAGATGCCCGTCTTAGAAAATTAAACAAATCGGAGGTTAGGTAAGTGGATTTTTTTACGATAATCAATGCCGTCGTTATCTTTTGCAATTTATGCGGATATTTTCCGACATCAAAGTTAGAAATGGTCCAGACGCCAACGGCTTGTACACACTTACTCGTGTGCCCATTGTGTACGGCGATCCGTCCTGGGTAGTTGCACAAATTATCAAAGGTGGAAGCGAAAATACGTTGATGCCAGCACCAATGTTTAGCGCATACATTGATGGTATCAAAATGGCACCGGATAGAAGACAAGATACTCAATTTGTTGGAAAAATATCAACAATTGAAAGGCAATTTGATCAGCAAACTCAGACCTATGGTAGTGGTGCTGGCATCAGATATGATGTTGATAGATATATGCCTGTACCATATGATGTTACTTTTAAGCTTGATTGCTGGACAACAAATACTACAAATAAGCTTCAGTTATTTGAGCAAATAGGTACACTATTTAATCCATCAATACAATTAGTACAAAACAGCAATTTGCTTGACTGGACAAGTGTATTTGAAGTATTTCTTGAAGATTATACATGGACTAACCGATCTGTTCCGCAAGGTGGCGAACAAGAACGCGATGTTATGAGTTTTAGATTTAAGGTGCCTATATGGATCAATCCTCCAGCAAAAGTTAAACGTAGTTCTCTTATTGCAGAAATTGTTACAAACGTATTTAACGAATCTGATATACAAAATGTGGCAGCATCAGTCGATAATCAAGAATATGATGTATTTAGGTCCTGTTTTGACCGTGTGCCAATACAAATTATTACTACAGAAGGTAACTATAAAATCTCTGTAGAACGTAATGGATCGCAAGAAGAAATTACATTGCTAAATGCAGATGGTACTTATTTACCTGTACAGAGCTGGCAGAATCTCATACAACTTTATGGTCAAATAGAGACAAATATTACCAAAATTAGGCTAAAATTAAACCCTGACATTGATGATAGCAGTTCTGACATTATAGGTGGCATTGAGCAAGATCCAACGCGTCAAAATGTACTTATTTTTACTCCCGATATTGATACGATACCTGCTAATACGATTCCGCCTATTTTAGATATTATCGATCCTACAGAAATTTTTCCAGGTCACGGACTACCTGCTGCGGCTGTTGGGCAGCGATATTTACTTACATCGCAAAATAGTGCAGGTAATGAATTTGCTATACCAATAAATGTTTCAACAAGTCCGTGGGGATCAAAGCTTATTGCATACCCAAACGATATTATAGAATTCAACGGCGTCTCATGGAATGTAATTTTTAATTCTCGAGATACGCTTAGTGTCAGGGTTGGCTTTGATTATGTAATTAATAATTCAAATAATACTCAGTATACGTTTGATGGCAAGAGTTGGTATTATACCTATTATGGTGAATATTCTCCTGGCTATTGGCGCATAGATGGAATCATTAGTGCCCCTAATGGAAATATTAATAACTCAGTTAACGATTAGTATCGTAAAGTAACATGCATAAATATAAATATGCAGCACGATACTAACATTCTTAAAAAAGTAGGAGTTGGAACACTTATTGTTTCAACTAAGACCAAACGAGTGTTATTAAATATGAGAGCACCGCACAAAACACATTCATTACAATGGGCACTGTTTGGCGGCATGGTTGAAAAAGACGAGCAACCAAAAGATGCTTTAATACGTGAGTTATCCGAAGAGATGAATTTTGTACCAGATATAGAAAAAATTTATCCATTTGATGTTTACCAAAGTAAAGATTCTAATTTCAAATACTATAGCTTTGTCTGTGTAGTAGCCGATGAATTTGCACCAGAACTTAACAACGAAAATTGTGGATACTGTTGGATAGACTTAGGGCAGTGGCCAAAGCCCATGCATCAAGGTGCAAGAATAAGTTTTTGCAACATGAGAGCCGTAGATCGCATCAAAGCTATATTGACGCAACACAATTAGATAGCATGTATGATATACTTGTTATCTTAATTGTGTACAATAAAGGAGTGCTACCAGAAATTGGTGTACCTGCAAAATTAGCAACAGGTATTACAGCTGGGGGTGGGGTGGATTATCAGACGCTATATATTGAAATTGCAATCTATCGCCTATATTTGCACCAAGCCTAATAAGTTCTCCGGCCGGACCAATTAATCTTTGTATATCGTATCTTTCTCTTTGAATTCTATAATAAAGGTAACCATTTATAGTATAAGATACGATTACATCTGAACTAGCAGTATAAAAATCGCGCGGATCATCTACTGCTACTCTGCAACTGTTTGTATTTGCGAAAAATCGAGTAATATAATTGTTGGTAATTGCATCAAAGTAGTAAAGATTCATGCCGCCGGCAGTAGTTGATATTTGCCAATTTATTACAGGACTCATATTTCCATCAAATGCAAGAGAAACTGACTTAACATTTGTGGCAGGTAGAGTTAGAACAACATTACCATCATTTGGTTTGACTTGAATTAGTCCAGATTCATAAAATACAGTCCACGGCTTAACCAATCTACCTGCACTGCCATTACCAATAGCAATACCGCCCATCACTGTTTGTGATAGCGGAGTATACGGTGCGTCCTGTAGGTAAAGGTACGTAGAAACAGCAGCAGGGTCCGTAAATTGATTATTTGGAATCATTAGACACTCCAGGACTGTCTAAATGTCAAATTTAGTGTCTTTGTATTATCTTTTGGAATTGGGTTATCAAAAACTACTTGAAAAGATTTAGAGGCATTAGGAGTAATAAAATTAATTCCTTGAATACCACCAGCGCCATTACCCTGACCAGGTGTAAAAGATATATTCATATCTCTATAAAATGTACCTGTAATATAGCCAGGAGAATTTACATTTCCACCACCATAAGAATCGGCACCGGTTATACCAGCCCCATCAACAGCAGATAATGTTGCACCTGGTCCCCATCCCCAAACATTGGCTATTGATGCCCAAATATCTCCATATACTATTGAATCACCCCGAGTGCACCAACCAGCTGCATTATATATTCTTGCTGTATAGTTGTATGTTGTACCTGCTAATACAACACTGCCAGTCGTATCAGTTAGTGGTGGTGATATAGTAACTTTATAATATACAGTAAGTTGATCGATTGATGTCAATGTAAGTGTAGTTGGATTACCACTACCATCAAGAATTAACGCACGACTAAACAATCTGTTATTATTGATAGGTCCAGGCCAGCCCACTACTGGACCAGTACCAATTTCTGTCATATTACCAACTACTGCACCTTGTGCAAATGCATACATAAAAGTTTGCGTTGTGGCAAATGTCGGTGAACCAGCATTTGTTATAGTTATTGCATCTGGACTCCAAGTGGCGTTACTCGACGCCACATATGTTTCTAAACCTGTTTGAGTTGGAGCAGGTGCTGATGTACCTGTGCCAATTGCTGCTAATCTTTGATTGCCATATCCACTAGTTTCATACGGGTATGACTGGCCTAATATATCAAGTCCGGTGTTAAGAATTAAATTTGAAAACCAACCAGTTTCTGTACGTGATCCGTCTCCGTGAGTAACAACAAGATTGTACTCGCCTGATATTTTTGTGTTTAAGTTAGTTGAACTCATGATAAACTCCCGTTTGTTATTGATACGCCTGTTGAGCGTAAAGTATCTATTTGTCTTGAATAAGTTATATATTCAATTACTACTGTTAATGATCCGTCTGTTATATTTATGCCAGATGATGCCACTGTATCTGGTATACCATCATTGTAAGTTTTATATCTAAAAGATTCAATTAATTCACCACTTGTTATATCAACACCGGTTGATGTTACTGTATCTGGTATACCATCATTGTAAGTTTTATATCTAATAGATTCAATTAATTCACCACTTGTTATATCAACACCGGTTGATGTTACTGTGTCGCCAATTATACTAATATTAGTAGTTAAAAATCCGCCAGTGATTGACACGCCACTCGATGTTACATTATCATTTGGTAATAAGTATGGGTATAAAACAGTAGTATAATATTCATAGATTGTAGGGGGCGGCGGTGGTGTTGGTGTAGGCGTAGGATTAATTACCGTAGGGCCTGCTTTTACAACAGATGCCGCTAAGGTAGGAGCTCCTGTGTAGTCAATAGCACCAATGAATACATTTGGTGCTTTTTTTGAACTGTCAGGAAAATCAGAATAAGTAGACATTACATTTTACCATTTACTATATTTATCAAAAATAATAAAATATTATAGTCAAGAAAAATTAGTAAGTTATATTAGCAAGTTAACACCCACGTACGAGACCCACAATCCCATATTCTAAGATAACCTTGTTCGTCCATAATTTCTTTTTAAGATCTGTGTATAATGTCGAGGTTTCTTGGCATATGTATCCAAAATTAACTGTTGTATTTTATCAATTGTTGTTCCTATGATTTTGTTGTATTATATACCCAACTTGATTGTCCACAGTCCCAGTATCGCCGGTAATTCGCTAAAAACATATTTTCGGATTCTGATTTTGTTTCATCAAATGTAGGCAACCATTTTTTTAATGCGTGTTTTTGGCACTTATATCGAGATATTGGGTAAGACCCGTCTGTCCAATAATAACTAGGATTACTAGGACTTAGCAACTTAAATCCTAATTTGCTGTATGATGCCCCATTAAACTTACTAAGATCGCAATACGATATAAATGTTTTATTAAGATAATGAATTTTAGCATTATTGAATAACCGAGCTGCGCCGCCAACTACTACATAGTTTAACTTTGTGCACAATCGCAATAATTCAATATCTGCTATTTTAGAATATCTAGGTGCCCCAAATGTCATTAACATGTATAATTCATTATCTATATATAATCCTGTTGCATTCGATGATGCAACATATCCTTGCAGGTGATTTTTAGTTAAGAATTCTCTTTCTTCTGCTATATCTACATCTTTTATTATGCATTTCCGAGCATATATTTTATTTGATAAACCAACTTTAGTTTTAATTATAGATTTTAGAATTTCGGTCTTATTTGCCCACTCAAAGTCGGTTATATGAATAAGGTCTATCCCTTTTGTGTTTGCTAAATCTGTTTTATTTTTATGCTTATTTTTATTTTCAATACCCGGTGTATGGGCGCAATATGGGTTAAATGAATGCCAATATAGCCCATTTAATTCTATACCAAATTTATAATCAGGAATATATACATCTATTTCGTATGTATGTAATATATCCCAATCACTGTGTATGTAGTTCACATTAAGGGATGTAATAAATTCGCAGATTTCCTTTTCTTGCATAGAATAATTGGTGCGTTGCCTAATTGCAAATCCGTGCATTCTACAATATTCGCCTACTGTGCCATAATAAATGTTTAATTCTTTAGCAATCTCTGTCAATGTTTTTTGTTCAGTAACATATTCATTGTATAACCAATCTTTGTTGTTTAGTAGGGCAGCATTTTCGTCTGTTAATTTAGACTTTGATAATATTTTTTTAACTGATGGACGTTGAAGGCTAAATGGCACCCCGAATTTTTCAATCATTGTTGCTGCTCTTTTAGCATTAATTTCGGCATTTTTGGCAGGTGTTGTTAATCTTTTTGTTTTAGTTACACCTTCTGCAATAGCTTCCGCTGTACACCTGCACTTATTAGCAGGGCCGCACCCTATCCAACCATCTGATATACGTTTAATAACTCGGGTATTTCCATATTTACATACATTATTTTCATTGTATAATGCCGAATATATCATCTCGGGATAATATGTAGAACTTGTAATACTGTGATCTTGAACCCACTTATTCATTTCTTCGTCTTTTTTTACAAGAAGAGAATAATGTTTTGGTTTATCTTTTATAATTTCTAAAATTTTATTTTTCATATAGTCGATGTATTAGCATATTACTTAGTATTTAGC